AAATCGTGTGAGGAGGATTTCGAGGTTCAGCAGCGCATGGACAAGATCAACGGCAGGGTGTAGCGATGCGCAGCACATCACTGATTCCGATGGATGGGGCGCTTGCGTTGCAACGTGCAGCACAAACGCCCAATACAGACTCTGACCCGCTGGCGCGCATCAAGGCGATTGAGCGGGCGATTTCTACGGTTCGACAGGCATATCCGCATTTGTTCAGGGGGGATGGCGATGAGACTGGTTGCAATCAGTGAGACAGGCAGGCGGATGGGCGACGATCACCCGCTTTCTGCATTGACGGATGCCGAGGTTGACTTGGTGCGCAAGCTGCATGAGTTGCACGGCATGAGTTACGGATTGCTGGCGGAGAAGTTTGAGGTGAGCAAGGCGGCGATTGCGAAGATTTGCCGATATGAGCGCAGGGCGCAGTTTGCTGTTCGGTTTAAAGTGATTGAGGACTGATGTGACTGAGAAGAAAAAGGCGGGGGCGAGGAAGCCGGGAAGGCCGTCAGCTTATACCGAGGCGATTGCAAAAAAGATTTTGGCTCGACTGGCTGCGGGTGAATCGTTGCGCTCGATTTGTTCGGGCGATGACATGCCGAACCGGGAGACGGTACACAGATGGGTTGTTGATGATGTTGGTGGTTTTTATGGCCACTACGCGCGCGCGCGAGAAATTGGACTGGAGAACATGGCCGACGAAATCATCGACATTGCAGACGCTGAGCCTGGATCGTTGGTTACCGGGGCAACGGATAGCGGCGATGTGGCAAACAAGCGTCTGCGGGTTGATTCGCGTCGCTGGTATCTGTCAAAGATGGCGCCGAAGAAATACGGCGACAAGCAGACTGTGGAGCACGGCGGCGGCACAAAAAACGAGGTTCGCATCGTGTCCGAGTTTGGCGACGACGACGGGGCTGATTCGTGAGTGATGCTATCCGCTTCGGTTTGCCAATGCGCCAATGGCAGAGGGAGTGCGCCAAGTTGCGTGCTCGCTTTGTGGTGCTCGCGCTGCATCGCCGGGCCGGCAAGACTGAGATTGCACTCAAGAAGCTGCTCGATGCTGCGGTGAAATGCCGGCTTGAGTTGCCGCTGTACTTCTATGTCGCGCCATACCTAAAGCAGGCCAAAATCATTGCGTGGTCGCGCCTAAAGCAGATGGTCGCGCCCATGCTGCCGCACGGCATGGTGGAGATAAACGAGTCGGAGCTGTTTATCCGGTTCCACCACAACGGCGCAATGATCCGGGTGTTTGGCGCCGATAACCCGGACGCAATGCGCGGTGTGCGTCTGGATGGTGTGGTTATTGACGAGGTGGCGCAGATCAAGCCCGAGGTGTGGGATGAAATCATTCAGCCGGCGTTGTCCGACCGCAAGGGCTGGGCGTGGTTCATCGGCACGCCGAAGGGTATCAACCTGTTCAGCAGTCTGTTTTTTGCCGCCGGCAATAAACCGGGTTGGGCTACGGCCCGATACACCGTCTACGACACCAATGCGCTTGACCCTGAAGAGGTGGCGCGGCTGCGTGACTCGATGTCTGAGTTTGCGTTTGCGCGTGAGTATCTTTGCGATTTCAATGCTGCCGGTGAGGATCAGCTGATTAGCCTGACCGACTCAGACACCGCAGCCAGGCGCATCCTGCCCGCAGGATCTGTTGATTTTGCGGCGCGCATTCTCGGTGTTGACCCGGCCCGGTTTGGTAATGACCGCAGTGTTATCTTCCCGCGGCAAGGGCTGCAGGCGTTTGACCCGCTGATTTTTCGCGGCATCGACAACATGGACTTGGCCGCCCGCGTGGCCAGCAAAATCGAAGAGTGGCAACCCGATGCGGTATTCATTGATGCGGGGGCTGGCGCGGGCGTGATTGACCGGCTGCGGCAGTTGGGCCATGACGTGATTGAGGTCAACTTTGGCGGCAAGGCGATTGATGTGCGCTATGCCAACAAGCGGGCGGAAATGTGGCACGAGCTGGCCGCGTGGCTCAAATCAGGCGGCGCGATACCGGCGCTGGATGCGCTCAAGCTGGAGCTTGCCACGCCGACCTATCGATTTGATGCGGCCAATCGCATAATTTTGGAGTCAAAAGACGACATCAAAAAGCGCCTTCCTGATGCTGGCTCGCCTGATCTGGCCGATGCGCTGGCGTTGACGTTTGCCCAGCCGGTAGCGCCACGCGACAAGTTTGGCGGTTTGCGCCGTAGCAGCTCCCCGCGCAAAGACTACGACCCCTACGCTTAGCCGGGTGTCCGTATCACTTCCGCGCTGGCATACATTGCCGGCATGGAACCTACACCAATCCCCATTGATGACGCGAACAGCCTTCTAGCCGGCATGCCGACACCTGAGTCGGTGCACCGGCTAGAGGATGCGCTATTGCAACTGCCGCAGGTTGATCTGCAAACGCAGATGCTGGTGCATGGCGGGATGTCGGCGCGAACCGTGTTCGTCCCGGCGGGAACGGTTGTCACTGGCGCGCTGACCAATCTGGACAACGTTTGTGTGGTGGTTGGCGACATTACCGCGACCACTGATGCAGGCCCGCGCCGGCTCACCGGTGTCAACGTGATTCCGGCCAGCGCCGGGTTTAAGCGTGCCGCGGTTGCGCATGCCGATACCTGGTGGGTCACGCTGCACCGCACCGACCTGACAGACCAGCAGGCCATCGAGGACGAAATGACCGGCGAGGCAGACCGATTGCAAACGCGCACGCTGGCGCTGAGCGCCGGGGATCATCCGGCGATTGAAGGAGGTACAGCATGAGTTTTGCCGTAGTCGCCGCAGTAGGGGTCGGAGCACTGGCCGCCAGTGTCGGCGTGCAAATCCACAATGGCGTACAGCAAGGCAAGGCGCAGAAAAACGCCATGAACGACGCCCGCGACAATGCGCTGAAACAGGAGTCGGCCGCACAGCAGGCGGCCAATAAGGCTAACCAGAAGAAGCCAGACACGATGGCAATTCTGTCTGCGGCACAGCAGGCCGGCAAGGCGGGGCCATCCGGTACGATGTTGACCGGCCCGATGGGCGTTGACCCGAACGCGCTCACGCTGGGCAAAACCACACTGCTTGGGCAATAAGACATGAGCGAGCCGCAACTTCCACGCGACAATCTGCTTACCCGATGGGGGCGGATCAAGACTGAGCGCGCAACATGGTGGGCGCACTGGAAAGAGATCAGCGATTACCTGCTGCCACGCTCCGGGCGCTTCTTCGTGCAAGATCGAAACCGGGGCAACAAGCGCCACAACAGCATCTACGACAACACTGGCACACGCGCCTTGCGTACCCTGGGCGCCGGCATGATGTCGGGTGTTACGCCGCGCGGTCGCCAATGGTTCAAGCTGGAAACCGCCGACACCGATCTGATGCAGTATCAACCGGTCAAGGTGTGGCTGTCGCAAGTCACATACCTGATGCACCGGGTTTTCCTGTCGTCGAATACGCATCGGTCGCTGCACTCGATGTACGAAGAACTGGCCGCGTTCGGCACGGCGGCAACGGTAATCACGCCTGATTTCAAGAACGTCATCCATCACTATCCGCTGACGACTGGCGAGTATGCGATTGCAACCAACTGGAAGGGCGAAGTCACCACGCTGTACCGCGAGTTTCAGAAAACGGTACATGAACTGGTTGGCGAGTTCGGCCTCGACAACGTGAGCAAGACCGTGCGCGGCCTGTATGACCGTGGCAGTCTGGACGAATGGGTGACCGTCATTCATGCCATTGAGCCGCGAGAGGATCGTGACCCCAGCAAGGCAGACAGCAAAAACATGCCGTGGCGATCGGTCTATTTCGAGATCGGCGGCGACCAGAACAAATACCTGCGCGAGTCTGGATTCAAGCGATTCCCCGCGCTCTGCCCGCGCTGGGCTACAGCAGGCGGCGATATTTACGGCAACTCCCCTGGTATGGACGCGCTTGGCGACATCAAGCAGCTGCAGCATGAGCAGCTACGCAAGGCGCAGGGCATTGACTACATGACCAAGCCGCCGCTGCAGGTGCCAACGTCGATGAAAAATCGTGACGTAGAAAACCTGCCGGGCGGTGTGACCTATGTCGATATGACCGGGCCGAATGGAGGCATTCGCACCGCGTTTGACGTGCGCATTGACCTGAGCCACCTGCTGGCCGATATCCAGGACGTGCGCAGCAGGATCAATGGCGCGTTCTATGCCGACCTTTTCTTGATGCTCGCCAATCAGGCCGACACCCGCATGACAGCGACAGAAGTGGCCGAGCGTCACGAGGAAAAGCTGCTGATGCTGGGGCCGGTGCTGGAGCGGCTGCAGAATGAATTGCTCGACCCGCTGATTGAAATGACGTTCGATGAGGTTCTTTCGTCAGGCATTGCGCCGCCACCACCGGAAGAGCTGCAGGGCCACAATATCAACGTCGAGCTGGTTGGTATGCTGGCGCAGGCCATGCGCGCGGTCGGGGCAAACAGCATTGACCGGTTCGTCGGCAACCTTGGCGCTGTTGCGCAGTTCAAGCCGGATGTGCTCGACAACTTCGACGGCGATAAGTGGGCCAACCTGTATGCCGATTCGCTGGGTGTTGATCCGGAGATCATCGTGCCGGCCGAGCAGGTGCAGGCTATTCGCCAGCAGCGTGCGCAGGCGCAGCAAATGCAGGTCATGCAAGACCAGATGGCGCAGCGGGCAGAAATCAACGCCAAGCTGGCCTCTGCCGATACCAGCGGTAAAAACGCGCTTACGGATTTGGCGCAGGCCGCCGGCCGAGGCAACGCAACACCGGACATGGCGCAGGCCATGATCGGCCAATAACTCCAAGGAGCCTATACCATGCCACGCATGCTTTTTGCCCAGCCGCTTGCCGATAACATCAACGGCGTGCGCCAACAATCCGAATTGCAGTCGGTTGACGTTACCGCCAGTGACAGTACCGACTTGCCTAATGGCGCGTGTTCGGCCATCTATGTGACCGGCGCCGGCAACGTCGCCATCAACCTTGCCAGTGGCGGAACAGCCGTATTGACCGGCTTGAGTGCCGGGCAGATCGTGCGCGTCAACGCCAGCCGTATCAAGTCCACCAGTACCACCGCAACCGGCATCAAGGCGCTGTACCCTGCCGGCAATATGTAAGGGATAGACCATGGCAACCGTAACCGGCAAAGACAACAACTTTGCAATGAGCCACCGGCTGCGCACTTGGACGGGGCTGACCACCACCAATGCAGACGGAAACCCGATTAACTACGCATCGAACGGCATGGGCGGGGTGACGTTCCAGGTTACCGGAACATGGGGTACAGGCGGCGCACTGGTGATCGAGGGCAGTAACGACGGCGTGAACTATTACACGCTGACAGATCAAGCTAACGCTGCGCTCACGCTATCGGCCAACGGGCTGAAAACCGTGCGCGACACCCCAATGTATATCCGTCCGCGCGTTACCGCTGGCGACGGCACTACGAACTTGACTGTCATCGTTGCGCTGCAGAAAGCAGCTTTTTCTAGCTGATACAGGAGCCGATATATGGGAATGATTATGCGAGGCGCACCGTTTATTACTGATGATGCTGGGTTAAAAATTATTGGGCTGAAGAATGGGGATGGCAGTGAGTCGATGATTGCCCAGCTGGCGACGGATGCGTGGGGTAATACCATCGGCATTCAATCGGCGGCAGGAAATATCCTGCCGGTGGCTGCCGCACCGAAA